TTTTTTAATTTAGTTTTGTGTTCTGTGTTTGCTTCGTCAGTTAATCCTGCCATACGAGATTCCATATCGCCTGCCCACATTTCAAGTGACCATTGTTCTTTATCTTTATCAAGTTGTGGATGCATACTTGCAAGACCATATTTTGGAACTGGAGCGGAGCCTTCAATATCTGCACCTTGTGGTGGCATTTCTGCTTCGTTCCATTCATCCCATGTAAGTACTTTGCCTGTATCACCGTCTGAATAGTTTCCTTCTCCTGGATTATAATAAATTACACGACCCGAATGAGTCGCAATAGGACCATACTGCTTTTTATTTGCTGGATATTTTTTTGGATCTGGCTCTGGCATACTGCGATCCCAATTTACATTTCGTCTACTTCGATATTCAGTAAGTTCTTTTTCTTCGGTTTTAATACCTGATAGTTCTTTTAATCTAGTTATTAATTCACCTTCTTCTTTTACTACATCGTGAGCAAAGTCTTTTGGTTCAATGTTTTTATCAAATTTTCTAATGTTATATTCTGCCATTGCATTATGTCCTGCTTTCTTAATACTATCTAATAAATCTTTATGTTCATTAAAGTTGAAACTAGCTCCTGCCTGTACAACTAGTTCAGCTTGATCATCTTCTTCTCTTATTGTAACTAAAAAATCCTGATCATAAGCGTAAAATCTTGCTGATTGCTCCGGATCTAATGTTTTGTTTCCTGATGGATCAAACAATTTTAATTTAAGGTTTGCTCCTTTGAGAATGTTAAAAATTTCTTGCGATAGTTGCATTATAGTATTCCTTTAATGTATTTATCAAGAAACATTGAAAATGATATTATTTATTCCATATTTAAAATTGTTAAAGGCATATTCTTTGTCAATTCGTGACATTTCTTTTAGTAAATGTTCATCTGATTGATTTTGCCAATTAGGAAAATACTTGTCAAGAAGTACATTATCACGTTGATAGTATTGTGTAACTGCATCTTTCATTGCTTGTGTGTATTCAATTTGAAAGAAATCTTCTATTTTTTCCAAATTTTTATTATGTAACCACTCTTTAATATCAACATGCAATACTCTCTTATCAGTTGTGTGATTTACCACAAAATCATTAATTCTTGCCGAACCTAAAGTGGTGGTACAAGTGATTGGTGGAGGGCAGGGTACGCCATCTATATTGGAATAATATTTATCAAGTGATTTAATACATTGTAGTAATACTCCACGTTTGTTATACATCAAATCTTTAGTGTATAAATTAACTAAAGGTAATGTATGCATAGAGCTAAAATCCTGTGTTCTGAAAATAATTGGTTTACTACCATAGGAATGGGATCTAATTTCATCTGTTTGATTTGGTGCTATTAATGGTTCACCATTCTTACATAAATGTTCAATAGCTTCGTATTGATAAGCATTAAGTTTTTCTGAACGACATTTAAAATAACAGTAATTAAATTTATCTGTGATAGAAACAATGTTTCCTATAAAAAATTCACCGTGAAATCCGCCCGGATATAAAACAATGATATTTTTTATCTTAATACTTGTCATTTTTAAAAATTACTTTCTTTTGAAGCCTTTATAACGTTTATTAAACTTATCAACACGACCTAACGTATCAACAACTCTACTCTGTCCTGTAAAAAATGGATGACATTTTGAACATATATCTAACTTCATTGTTTCTTTATCAAGAGTTGAACGTGTTTCGAACGTAGCACCGCATTGGCATACAACAGCAATAGTCTTGTATTGTGGATGTATATTTTTCTGCACTCATCTTGTCTCCGATATACACTATTTATTATAATAGACTAAATGGCATAGGTTCCATACCATCGGAATCTTCAAAATCATCATTTAAATAATCAAATGCTTCTTCTTCATACTTAGATACTTCCATACTCATACGTACAATTAAACTAAGTGCCATTACAAGGTCATCTGTTTCACCAGATTTTGCAGAATAACTATTACCTTTTGCTATAAATGTTTTTAATTCTCTTAATAATGGTTTACTTGCTACCTCTAATTTTTCTGTTTCTATCCAATGTTTTAACTTTGCACAAGCAGATATTTTGGCTTTATGTGTAGTAGTAAACCCTCTTCTATAACGTTTAGCATTACCATGTTGCCTTGTTTCAGTTAAAAATGTTCCTGGAAAGTTTTCTTCGCCTTGTTCTTCTACAACAACTAATGCGGCTTCACCTAAGGTATTGTTCTCTACACTGTAGTAAATTTCACAATCACCGTTAGATTCAGTATTAATGTGTTGTGCTATTTCTCGCAAAATTTTTATCTGTCCTTGTACAGTTGTTCTATTGTGCATCCATTCTGCTATTTGTTTCATTCCTGGCATACTGTATACTTCTATAGCACTATTATCACCGCCTGTGCCTAAACTAGGATCAAGTCCTATCATATACAATTTACCTTTAGCAACTGGCGAATACCAGCGTACCTGTCCAGATATAGCGTATGGATCACGTGCTTTCATATTAGCAAGTTTAATACTATCAATCAATGTTTCATCATACGCAATAAATTCACATTTATGTTCACGTCTAAATCTTTCTTCACCAATTTTACCATGTTCAAGATCTGCCCATTCTTGATCTCTTTCTGGATGTCTTTCCCAAGTAGCTAGATAATGTGCAAATCCATTTATACCCTGAGCTGTTTCAATACCATATTCATCAATGTTTTTATTTGCATCTCGCCAAATTTGTGCAAATTGATCATCATCCATGTTAGGTGTACTTGTAATAATACATTTACCACCTGTTGCTAATGTAGGAGACAGTGAAGTCCAAAATTCTTTTGCTACGTTTGGACGGACAAATGCAAACTCGTCTAAGTATGCTAATGAGATACTTAAACCTCTTCCTGTATTTTCTGTTGTACTTTGTGCAATAATACGTGAACCATTATCAAACTCTAAACTACCTTTGTTGTATGCTGTTACACCAGCACGTATATAATCTGGTAATGTTTCGTATGAGAATCGTACACGTTGCATAATTTCTGATGCACCTGCATATTTGTGTGCCGCTACTAATATAGTTTGATCTGGATTAAACATTGCATACCACAATAAGTATCCTGCCGCACAGGTTGACTTACCCATTTGTCGGGCCAGCATATTAATACTGTATCTATTGTTATGATATATGTCAACTAATTCGTCTTGAAAGTCATATAACTCAAATCTTAACCTGCCTTTTACAGGATGTTGAATAAAACAATGTTTCCTCATAAAGTATTTGGGATCATCTGCACATCTAGCAAGTTCTAAAAGTTGCTCTTCTGTGTACTTTTCTTTTCTATACGGAGTTTTTGTTAATTTAGTATCTACTGTCATTAATATCTCCCAAACGCCCATTCACGTTCTTTACACCACCAACATTTTTTACAATGTGTAATCATTTTATCAGGTTGATCTGTATTTTCTTCAGCATGTTGTTCACAACTTCTTGTATATGGAAATAATTCTTCTATCATATTAAAATGTTCATATAAATGTGCTACCATACGTTTATCAACTGCCATAAGTGGTGTCCAACGTGTAATTCCTGGTACATATTCCTTTAATATAAGTCTACCATGTCCTGGATCACGTGGTTTATGTCTATTATTTATAGTATCAAACTTAACATCTAACGGAGGATTTTGTGTAGTACCATGTAATGTAAAGGTTATACCATGCAAATCTTGTTGCATTTTTTCTGTATCATCAAGTTCTGATCTAATTTGATCGGTACTATAAAATGTATAATGACTTTTAATTAGTTTTGTTCCTGTGAGCTGGAGTACTCTATTAAGTACTCTAGTACTCCAGTTAGCATTATACCACCCTTTAATAGGGTTAGCAGACGTTATAACATGCAGTTCTGCTTCTGGTATATATTGCTCACAGTATTGGATTAGCATCAATAATAATATGGCACTATCTGCACCACCTGAGATGTTAATACAAATCTTGTTATGAGGCTCTGGTACTGTAAATTCTATAATCTGACCGAAATTATCCGTATATGTTTCAATAGGCCTTTTCATATTACTATTTATAAAGAAAAACGGCGTAGTTAATTAAAACCACACCGTTTAATTTTCACCTGGGAGGAAACGTGAACTTTTATTTTTCTTTTGACTTTTTGTATGCTTCTTTAATTTCTTCAACTGTATGTTCTTTTAAGCCTACTTTGAAATTTTCTGCATCTAAATACTTCTTCAAACTTATGTTAACGCTTTGTGCAAAATTTTCGTATGGTTCACCATGTGATGTAGCTTCATCTTCAGCCGCACCTTCTGGTGTATTTGCCCATTCATTTAATTTTGTTTGAATTAATTCTTCGCTTAAACCTGCATTTCTAAGTAATGTAATTAATTGAGTTGTGTCCATTGTTGGAGCCTCCTCTATTTTTTCTTCTGTAACTGCATTGCATCCACAACTGCATTCTGGACCACAATTACAATCCGAACCATGTCCACATGAACAGTCTTCAGTTATAGTTTCTTCTTTCATTGATTTTTTAATTGCTTTATCTTTAGCTGCCATGTAATCATCTGAATCAATATCACCGTCTTTATCGTGATCTTTTTTCTTACCTTCTTCTACTGGCTCTTCTGCTACCATGTCTACAGGAGTTTTATTTGTTATTTTTTTCTTTTTACTTAACTGTTCTGTTTTAATTGCTTCTTCTGCTGGTGCTTCTACACTCTCTTCAGCATGTCCACCTTCTGGCATTTCGTGGTGTCTACGGAAATTTTCAACAAATTCTGTTATATCTTGTCCGCTCATCCAACGTGCCATTTCATCAACTAAAATATTATCTTCAAGACCCAATTCGTCTTGTAAATCATATAATGGTTGAGAAAATTCACCAACTGCTTCTTTTGTTACTGGTACTTCTTTTAATTCTCTTTCTGCTGGAACTTGGCTTTGAGCATCATTGTCTATGCCGTGTCTAGCAAGGGTTAATATTCTGTCTAAATCACTCATTGCCTTTTTCCTTTTCTTTTTCTTTCTTAATTTTCATTAATTCTTTAATGAAACTGTTATTATATTCGTCACCGTAATGATCTTCTGCTTTAACTTTTTCAGCATCTTTATATTCACCATCAGCTAAAACGCTTTTTACATCTTCACCTTGTGGTGGAATATTTTCAATTGGTTCGTGAGCGCCGTATACTTTAAGTACGCCATCTGTTAATCCAAGCATGTTACGAATATCATTTTGTATTTGCCAACCGCTGGCAATTCTATCCGTTTCAAATTCATGTGTATAAACTTCATATCCTTTGTGATTTGGAAAATCACGTGGAGCACTTTGTAAAATTGTTTTCTTGGCAGCACCGAGTCCTTTTGAGTCGTATTTGCCGAGGTGCTTCTCAATGCGATCACATTGTTCATCAGTTAAATCGTGTATTGTTTTAATACTAAAGTTCCACGACTTATTCGATTCGTTTAAATATTCTGAAAATAGTTTTTTCATTGCGGTTATCTCCTATTAATACTATTTATCTTTTTCGTCTAAATTTTTCATAATTTCGGCTAACATAGCAGTTCTATCGCCTACAATATGTCCTTCTGTGTCTACTTCATCACCAATTTCATGTTTTTTGCCGGCTACATACGCATCAATCTTCTGACTATCTTTTTCAAGTCTAGCCTGACGCATTTGTAATTCAATCATTTTCATCTTTTTATCCATTTTAGCCTGCTTTGCTTGTAAAGCTGCCGCTATCATCTTAGCCGCACTATCAAATATAGGGGCCGCGTGTCTATCTTCTACATTTTTACCTAAATCAACTAAATCTTCAAATGTATCCATTGCTTTATTAGCATATGCATCCATTTCTCTATCAAGCTCTGCTAATCCTTCAACTGTTGGTAAAGCCGCTTGAGCTCTATCTACCATACTCATTTCTTTTTCTATAGTAGCAATTTCTTGTTTTGCTTCTTCAGTTGTAGGTTCTTTTGATTTTTCTTCTTCCTGTTCAGGAAGTAATTCTTCTAAATCAGGTAAATTTAATTCTTCTTCTAATTTTTTTGTCATTTTCTTTTCTTTTTAGAGTTTTGAGGTTTATTGAATATTTGTTTTTCAGTTATAACCCTAAAACTCATGCCTTGTTGTTTACACCATGCATTTGCCGCTGCCCATTTAGCATGATTAACTACTGCCGACGCCTTTTGTTGTTGTGTTCTTGCTTCTCCCAAAGTTTGACTAGATGGTTTAATTTCAACCATCTCTGCGTGGTTTTGTCCTTTTTTATCCTTATACACTAATAATAAATCAGGAACATAAGTAGTTTTCCTTCCAGTAAGTGGATTTTTATAAGGTATCCTATGTGTTTCACTACCCCAACCTAATATAGCTGGATGATTGTCACACATACGAAATACGGCTAATTCCCACCCACTTCTGTAATGTGGTACTCTTTTACCTAAGTATTTATCAGGGTTAGTAAGGGTGTATTTTCCATTTTGAAATTTAGGCATTAATTATTGCTCTCCTTTAAAAATCGAAAGCAGAATCACCATCATACCCGGAATCTTTAGTAAATAATTCAGGATTGTTTTCTTTTGATACCATATATTGTTGTCCGTCAAGTGTAACAATTTTATTTTCACCCAATACAAATTTAGCATCATTATTTTCCACTTTATTTGCGTCTATAGCAATTGCGGCCATTTCTGCATCACGAACCCTGGCATCTGTACTAGTTATACCTTGAGCTCTTATTCTTTGTGCATCTTCTAAAACTTGATAAGTTGGATATTCTATTAGCTCTGCTTTATTTGATTCTAATTGTATTTCTTTGCCTGTTTCTTCGAATTTTTTTGCAGTAGTTTCATAAGTACCAGATGTATCAGAAAACTCTTCTACATGATTTAATTCTTCTAATGAAGCTCCAGCTACTACTGGAACTGGTTCTGGTGGAGTAGTGTCACTAAGTATTCTATATCCTTCATATTGAAATGACACTCTGAATGTTGTAGGACTACTATCTGAATAGTCTAACGTATCAGCGTCTGCGTTTGAAATAAATGGATGGAAAATTTCAATTTCGTTTGATAAAGTTTTTGTATCAATTCTTTTAATAAGCATTGATCTTATGTAATGTCCATCAGCTGGAATCTCAATACCTTTTGGACTCTCTAACCAACTAGCATAATCGTCGTCATTCATTGGTCCAGCGACATAATGCCTTGCATAGTCTTTTAGGAATTTTTCAAATTCAGCATCTTTATTATCATATGCTGTAAGTGTTATAGGAGTATAATCTACACCTGTTTGGACTACATGTTTGTGATTATATCTGTTGATTGTTTGTGTTCGCATCACAAACGATGGCATTTGTACATTGGCTATACGTGTAAGATCAACTGATCCGTCTATTGTGTTTAAACTGACTGTAAAGGAAAATTTATTCCTTGGAATAGCAGTCATTTCACCTTTAGCAAGACCCTGTTGATAATTTACATATGCTTGATCACCTAAACCTAAAGACATTACTGACCTCCTAGCCTACTTAGCTAGTAGCACCAGTTTCGCCTGCGTCGCTACTTGCACTTCCGTCTGATAATACATCTTTAGTATCAATTTCGTGTGCCGCGTGATCGTAACGTAATGTTAATGTAACTTGAACCATATTACTATCTGCGTAGTTTAAATCACCATATTGTATGTTACTAATAAAGCAACCCATTAGTGACCACTTATCAAATGTAGCTGGAGCATCTGCCGCTCCATTAGCACCATCTAATGTTTCAATAGTAGTTTCAAATTTATATGCACTTCCAGCAATAGAACTTGCTTGATCTGCATGATCAACTTGTTTATTTAATTGTGCTCCTAATTGTTTGATAACATTTGAATTCATATCATCACGGAATACAATTGTTACTGGTTCCCAGGTATGTTTACCTGCTAGATACATTTTTGAGTTGTAAGAATCAATTACAACTTCTTCATGTGTTAAATTCGGGCGTGAAGCACTAATAACGTTCTGTGTCATTTCAGATTTTAGCGTTCCATCACCAATATTGTTGAAGCTCACCCTAAAACGATATTGCAGTTTAGGCATTAAAGTCGTGCCAGCTGAACTGTCTGTTGGGACTCCAAAATTTGTAATTACAGCCATTTGTTTTTCTCCTATAATACTATATTGTAGTATTCTGTTATATTGTATTTATCAAATCAATGATGAAAATTAACAATCTCCCAAATTTACCACATTAAAGGCTACTATATCTCTATAGTAGCCCTTTTATGTATAATTAAATTAAAATATTAAGCTAATTCGCCAGTATTTACAATTCTAATTGGAATGTAAATGAATTCTGCTGATTTAGTTGGCTCAATTGCCACATCAACATAAAATTCATTAGCATCTATTCTTGCCGCTGTATTGTTTGTTTCATCACATACAACTGCAAAGTCATAAACACCACGTTGTTGCATAATATTTGATAAAAATCCATCAAATGTTGCTTTAGCGTTTGCACGAGTTCCTGCATCATTAGTTTCAAATAAGTAAGGTCTTGCAATAACTGCAAAACGTTCTCTTAAATAAGCCGTAAGTCTTGCAACGTTAACTCTGTCTAATGCTGATGCTGAGGCATGCATTGACTTTTGTCCAAATACTACAACACCCTCTGAAGGGAATTTAGCAATTGGGTTAAGTTTTTGTGCATACATTGCATCTCTAGATCCTTGAGTTAATGATAATTTAACAAACTCATCTTCACTATTTAAGTAACCAACGTTAGTTGCATTTTGTACAACACCACGTGTTAAGCCTGCTGGTGCAAACCATTGGTATGATGCATTATCACTGTAAGCATATGTATACAATGCTATATGTGATGCTGGTGCAACAACATTATCACCCGTTGCTGGGTTAGTTGTTAATGCATGTGGATAGTAAACTGCACTATAAGTGTTAGCTGTTACTAGTCCTGCTTCGCCATTTTCTGTAGCACTTGTACCTTGTTTCCAAGCCACTGCTTCAGTTGCATTTAAACGGAATGGAGCGTCAACAATAATAAATGCTGTTTCGTCTCTGTCTGCGTTTAATGTTACCATTTCATCATATAACTCTGTATAACCTGGAGCCGCAATTAAACGGAATGCTACAGTATCTTCACGTAGTTCTGCAACTGCCGCTGATGCCTGCATAGCTGTTGTAACAACTTTACGCTGACCTAATCTACCAAATGAACCTGAGCCATTTGCTTGGTTAGCCGCTTTGTTACGCCATTTCCATGTTGTAGTTAATGCTGAATCATATTCTCTAACAGTTCCACCTGAACGACACATATTAATACCTGTCATTCCTACTGGATGTGTAAGTGGATTTGGAGCACCTGCTAATAGAGTTGCTTCAAACGTGTCTGCTGTTGTGTCATTAGCTGTAATGTCACCAAATGTAACACCTGCCGCTGTAGTTTGATCTGCGTTGTCTTTAACAACCCATGCTGTACCGTTATGTCTGTAAATTACAGGATAACCACTTGCATCTGTGTCAACCCAATAGTCGCCATCTGCTAATGCCGCACCACCTGTATCTGTAGTTGGTGCTGTAGTTATGTATTGTACATCTGCAGCTCTTTTCCATTTTTGTACTCCTGAATCGGCTTCTACTTCGTAGACTGCTAATTCGTTTACATCTGGATCGAACCACATTTGACCATTTACTGGTGCACCTGTTGGTTGTGCTACTGCAACTGACATTACAAAACCGCCTGTTGCTACTGTGGCGTCTGTTGCAATATTGTCCCAATCATTACCTATACTATCATAACGTTTGATTTGTATTCTTGAATTAGTGTTATCAATGTCATACCAAATGTCGCCATCTGAGAATGAACGTGCTGTTGCTGATGTTCCGTCTTGGAATATATCACTTGTTGTACCATCTGGTGTAGCATCATCTACATACACTGGATTTTGTGATACAAACGAACCTGCTACTGTTGTATATAAACTTGGTACAATATCTAAGCCGGCACCCATTGCTGTTGTTTTAACCCAAAGGTCACCAACTTCAAGTGCTGAACCATCACCTTGTGTAGTTGGTGCTGTATAATGTGGTGAAAACGTAGTAGTATTATTAACTAACGGTGACCATACACCACCAATACCATAGTAGTAAGCTATTGATGTGTCTGTTGCACTGTTAACTATTTGAACTAAGTAAGCACCGTTGCTTTGTGTTACTGATGAAGTTGCAGGATCGGTTGCGGCAGTAACAATTTCTACTGTTACTGATTGTTCTATCCACGTTGCACCGTCCCATTTGTGAAGACCCGTGTTATTACCTGTTGGATTTATCCAATATGTGTTGTTTGCCGCTGCACCCGTTGGTGCCGCTGACTGAGGTCTAAGTTGTGATAAGTTCACGTCAGCACGTACTATGTACGCCGCTGCACTTTGACCTAAAAATGAATATGCTGCCAATAATCCGTATTCATTTGTTTCGTCACCTTGTTGAACTGTACCACCTACTTTACGGAAATCGCAATTTCCAAAGTATTGTGTTAGTTCACGTTGTGAAGTAACTAGAATAGGTTTGTTTGAATTCGCAGACTTCGTATATTTTGCAATGCCATCTGATTCAGTTAGGGTTGGATCAACCTTGTCCTCACCAGTAGCAATGAATAACATAGGAACTGTACCCGCTCCGCCAGGACCGTATACTGATTCGTCTGTTACTGAAACCTGTACGCCAGGTGAAGTAAGATTTGCCATGTTAAGCTCCTTTTCTGATATAGACTAATGCCTAAATTTACTATATATGTATTTATTTAGATTTGTTTAAATCAGTGGTTTATAGAGTTAACTTAGTTGTTAATATGGCCTATATTTATCAAAAGTTGCTCAAAACTTTCAATAATGCACCTTTCGAATCCCTTGCCCCAAAGCCCATGAACAATCATATGAATTCTATTTTCTGTTCCATTATGAAGCACTGAATGTTTTCTTCCTATATCAATGCCACGTACCTCTCCTGGTTGCCATGGAATTAGTCCGGCATCTTCTAATGCAAACTGTACTCCTGGTGGATTACTTAATGAAACATTAAAAGCCGCTATGCTTCTTGTGTCAAAATCTTGATGTGGTTTAATATACCCGCCTGGTTCTATTAACATAAACCTAACTCGGTGAAACTCATCAAATGGAAATTTATTTTTTAACCAATCTACTGTAACTGGACAATCTTTTGCTATACTTGTCCAATCATATGGAGCACTATTTTCTTCAGTATCAATTCCTTCTTCTATATAATAGTTTGCAGGCTGTGTTCTATCTATATCTTGTCCATGAACTGCAATACTGCTCCAGCCTGGATTCCAACTGCCTCTATGTTTAACATATCTTCCTATAAATTGTTCTGCTTCTGCTGTCAT